CGCATTCTCCGGTCCGCCCAGCGCCGAAACAATAGCCGATCCAGCATTTGCGAAGACCGTGCCTAATCCTTTTACAACACGCACAAGGAAATCAACTGCTGATCCAATCGAACCAATTATTCCACCGGCACTAATCATTTCTCTTCTGAATAGAACCAAAGCAGTAACGGCACCAATGACAACACGCACCAAAATTACCATACTGTTGTTAGATAGAATATTAACTGCCGCCGTAACCGCACCGGTTGCTGCAACAAATGCAAACATGGCTGGCACCAGTATGGATGCAATAGCTCCACCTACAACCAAAACTGCAGGACCAATAATTTTCATATTATTTGCGATGAACAACATTGCTTGAGAGAACGTCGAAGCGATGCCGGTTGCCTCATTCAGTGTATTAATAAAGAAGATGACGTTGTTTTCAAGAACAGTAAAAGACTGTGCGATTGTTGGCACTGTTTTTGCAAATTTGTCGTTTAATTCCACACGCGCTTTTTTGAAAGCATCAAGCACAATTTTTGCGGTAATAGCTCCAGATTTACCCAGCTCACGCAATTCACCACGAGCCACGCCCATGCCTTTCGCGATAACATCAGCAACAGCAGGCAACTGCTCCAAAACAGAACGCAGTTCGTCGCCACGCAGAGCGCCAGATGCCAAACCCTGACCCAACTGAATGATACCGTTTGATGCTTCTTTAGCAGACGCACCAGATAGGATCGTCGCTTGGTTCAAGCTCTCTGTGAAGTTTAGGAGTTCTTGTTGGCTCACACCCATCTCAGCCGTAGCCAGAGCAACACGAGCATAAATATCAGCTGTGCCTTTAAACGCCGATCTGGAGCGGTTAGCGATGTCGCCCAGCTCACTAGTCACACGTTTAAGGTTCTCGGTACCAGTTGTTACCAAGCGCAATCTGTTCTGCATTTCTGTGAAAGTGTCTGAATATTCTTTTAAGACTGACAGGGTTTTTCTGATAGCCAGCAAGCCAAGAATTGCTCGCAGATCATCAACACCATTAGCGGCTTTTTTGCCTGCCTTGCCTACAGCTTGAAGGTTTGAACGGACAATTTTTGAGCCCCTATCAGTGACGACAATCTCAATGCCTTCTCTAATATTTGCCATTTATTATCCTAACTCATCCAGACTGATTCTGCTCTGCCCAGTGCATCAATTGCCGCTCGCACCGCTCGTCTTACGAAACCGGATGGAGCCTGATCACTATGCCCTTCGTTCAAAGCAGTAATGTGTTCTATTCTATTGGTCAAAAACACAGCCTGCTCTGGCTGCGCTTGATCAATCGTTCTATTATTTTTGGAAATAGTAGACACACCGCCCTGGTCTAAACCAGTTGATATGTCAGAACCAAATCCTAAAGTTGCACTCCAACCACCTCGTGCCTCACCAGTGTCAACCGGGGTATCGAGAACTACGAATTGATTTGCAGCTTTCGCTACCAATTTTTTCGCTTCATTGGTGCCTGTGACAACCTGTTTTGCTCGGCGATTCATTCGGGCTTGAAAGCTGGCAATTCCTGTCTTAAAACTGCCAGCCATAATCTAAACCTTCTTTTTACTTTTTGCCGTGTAGAACTTGTCCTGTGTTGCATCCATTGCCACTATATGATGGTGCATGGCTTCGGTTTGCGTATTATCCAGTTCCAGTTCTTTACAATAATTTTGAACAGCGCTCCAAGGAATGGCACCATCGGTGCGCTCGCTATTCAAGTCTTTAAATGCATTGTAGAACAATCCTAAACCTAATTGCAGGTCCGGCGCGTCTTCAATGGATTTTGGGTATTTCTTACCACCAGCACGCTTTACTTGTTCTAATATGTTTCGTTCGGTCGGTCCTTGCTTTAGCGAATAAAGCAGAACCTCTGTTAGTTTTTTGCCTCTTGCTCCAGATCATCGACGCGGAAAGTAGCAGCTTGTTCTGCTGCGTCTTTCACTGCGATAAATAGTTCTGGCAGAGCTTTGAAAGTGGCAACTACATTTTCTGGCGTGAATGAGATGTTCTTCCCATCTTTGCCTTCAATGGCTGAAACCCAGACATCTTTGTCTTCGTTTTTCTCTTCTTGAGATTTGACAGTCCAACCAACAACAATTGATTCGGCATAGGCTTGGTACAGGATGTCCATTGCCACATCTTCGTGCATTGTGTTAGCTGCAAGGGCTCGACGATGTGGACGAGATTTTGCCTCCATCACTTTTGCATATTTCTTGTTGGCTCCACCGGCGCGCGCGATGCGAATACGGAAAGAACCATAATCCAGTTCAACTCCACCTTTTTCAAGGTCGTCGTTAGTTTGGAAGCTTGAGTACATTGACATAATAAAATCCTTCGGGTTATCGGGTTTTTGTGGAGCAGTTTTTACGCTGCAGCCACGGTAGGTAGGTAATCAAAGAACACCATCATCATAGTGTAATCTAGAGTTGGATCGATAGACGCAGCTGTCGCAGCATCCATATCAAGAGGGAGCTTGATTGGTTCATCTTGTTCGATATTTGGACGACCATCACCAAGCGTGATAAGAGGCACATCAAGAACGATACCTGCATTGTTTTTAGACAGTGCGATATCCAGTGTGATGCTTGTGTTTGCACGAACAGATTCGATGGCAGCCACGTCCGCAAAATAAACTTCGAGAGAACCAGACACTTGGAAAGTACCAGCAGTCACATCGAATGAACCTAGAGTACCAACCGCTTTGTTTGGAGACAGGTTGTTATTCAGCGTAATTGTGATATCGCTTGCGAAAGCGAATAGTGGGTCTGGCGCTTCGTTAGACGAGCTCACAGCAGCCAATTTAATGCGACTGAAATCAGAGCTTGTGTTAAATGCGTCAGTTTCGACAAGAGAAGGTCTGTTTCCTGTTTTCAGAGAAGTAGGACCATCAATTGTTGAGCTGTTTGTTCCCATGAACGAAAGATCAGCAGTCATGATATCAGCAGTAGGAATGTTGAATGTCACTTCACCTGGTACCTGACCTTCAAGATATTCGGCTTGAATTTCTGCTGTGAGCGCACCATCTGGCGCACCAAGGGTACGTTCAAAATTATAAGAACGGCGTTTGATCAACGCAGCAAGTTCGTTTTTCAGCACGCGCCCGAAGAACACATTAACTGTCAGAGAGCCAGCGCTTTCGACAACCATTACGCTGTCAGACTTGTCAAATTCAATGTACGTTGCGGCAACGCTACGGATACGTTTGAAGCCATTATTTTCTGCGTTTGTGAACACAGTACCGGCACCATCAGAACCAATGTACATCCACTCGCCGGGGATAAGCCCAAAATCGGTAAAGTCTTTTGCACCGGTTGTACGAACAAGGCGAGGTAGTGGGTTGGTAACGTCAATTTCAACTTCGCCAGCTACAAAAGCGTGACCGACATTTACGATGCGCGCAGTTGCAGGCGGTGAAGCCTCCGCGATAAGAACACCATCAGCGACTTCAACAGAAGTGTTGAGTACAATTGCTGTTATAGCATTCACTGCATTGTTTGCAGCATTCGTGAAATTTTGACCTTGGATCAGGTCGTCAACTTGGTATGCCCCAGTTGCAGCAACTTCGTATTCATCTGGGTTACCAGAATCAACGTCAACGACTGTAACAAGTTCTTCACCTTTTATGCGATGATCTGCGAAAAAGAATCCTTGTAGGATATCTTGCAGGTTTGTTTGTGTAACATCGGTGCCAAAGCCACCATTTGCATCGAGATCAACAACAACACCTTTTTTACGCTGGCGTGAATCGTTGATTGGATTACGGGCTTTCGTCGTGATCGAACCACCAAAGTCGTCGTAGCCATTAGGCTCAAGAGGAATCCAGTCAGGAGTGCCGGGCAGAGTACCAAGCGTGGCACCAATTACTTCTTCCGCATAGCGCAGCCCAGTGGCATTACTATCAATTTTTACTGCTGCGACCATTTCGAATTCCAATCTTGTTGTAAAGGAGCGGGAGCATCCAACCCGACAATGGACACCCCCTAACTTTCCCGAGTCGGGGCCGGTTAATTAATTTGGATAGATTGTCTCACAGCGTTAACCATAAATCAAGAAATATTTTAAATGGCTCTATATGGGCTTGACACTTGAAAACCGGTCAATTTGAATAAGACACTGTGTAATTGGGTCTCTTTTTGCCATCCATTGCAATTCATCTCGAATTCCAGCAGGCACATCTTGCGTTGATGCGCCTCTGAGCTCGACTAAATGGTCTGTGATAATGACGCTAGGAATCGTAAAAACGTAAACATTTCCAGATAAGTCATTGTAATTCCAAGACAAAGATATTGTGTCGTGATTCACAAAATTATTGTATAAATCCAGTGTCTCAAAATAAGCTTCTAGCGATCCAGAAATTTCAAAACGTCCAAGTCCTACATCAATCGGATATTTTGTTCCAACTGCAAATTGCTTTTTCGCATTTGCATCAATATCCAATACTACTTTTTCCACTGCAGTTGTCATCGGCAAACCATCTTTACTAATATTTCCGATATTCGCCGTGCAATGAATTACATTTGTGGTTACAGATCGTAATCTATTATACGAAGATGCATTGAACTGATCCATTTGTGTCAGAGACTCCAGCACTGTACCCGACACTAAATTATCTCCATCTTTCAGCAGAATGGAATCTCTCGGTGTGACTCTTCTTCCTTCCAGGGCAACCTCGCCCATCACCATTTGTCCCGCCATCATGTGCAGCGACAATGCAGATACTCTCATGCCATCTTGCAGGCTGCTAATTCCTAAATCTTCGTACTGTTCTTCAATCGTGAATGATTTTTTTGATGCCTGTGGGTCGGTTGGATTTTTCAACACCGATCCTTTTATTGCTACAGCTCCAAGAACCGCCACACTTGGTGGGTGAGGCGTCACAGTTAGAGTGTCTGCACCAGCAGCCGTAATCGTGAAGAAACCGCGTGCAGCGGCTGCGCTGGCAACAGAAACAGTAGAAAAAACCATTGCTCCACCTGAATCCACCATTTCGGCAGCTATGGCGGTTACTAAGTTCGTCAGAAAATACAAAGTGACAACAGAGCCAGATACGGTTGCCCGGATGCCAATGTCTCCAGAGTTGTTTTTTTCATTGATCGCCGAGCAGATATTAGTAGCAGAATCAGCACTGGTTGCTCCAGTAGCAAAATCGACACCGGCAAATAACGAAATTATATCGATACCGTCAGTCATAGAGACATTATCGCCAGCAGTCACGGTGGCGCTGAATGTGATTGTTTGATTAGAAAATGTGATTGATCCGGTAGGAATATCAAGATAAATTCTCTGACCTACAACAAACGATCCTAATTCATTATTCCCATTGCTATCAATTGTCGAATTACCACCTGTACCCAAACGAATGTCTGAACTTTGAACAACCACATCATTTGCATCGATCAGAAACGCATAGCCATTTGTTGCCTCAATAGTGCCGGGAGACGTAGTAAAGGTGATCGTTGTATCAGTAGCACCAAAAGAAATTGTGCTGATAGCATTGTATCCATTATTGCCTTGAGTCAGAAATCCTTCCAGCTTCACGATTTGACCCACAAAGAAGTATCCAGTTACATCTGCGCCAGACACCACTATGGTGTTATTGGCTGTCCAAGCAACGTCACCAAATTTGTCAAACGTCATTGATCTCGACCAAGTGCCTGATAAAACAGCCTCTAAGAAAGCATCGTGTGACCCTGCACTTATTTCAAATGATTGTTGGGAATTGGCACCATGAGTCACTTCAACTATTCTGCTCACCATGCGGTCGCTATTAAGCTGCCCATTGAGTACTGAATCTTTTTCTGTTATGAGATTGTTATGGATGAAATTTATAACTCGCGCAGAGCCATTGACTGGAGTTTGTCCCCATTCAGTTTCATCAAGGATAACAAGTTTGGAATCTTGAGGGTGGGCTATTTCGGTCACGCTTAAACTCCTTTAGTATCGATCAAATAACTGATATCTAAAGACAGCGAATACCGCCCATTTTTCAAAAGCATATTTTCATAATTTGGTTCGCCCATGACAACACGTCCGCCTGTCACAGGATACTCTTTTTCTGCGAAGTAGTTTCCTAGAAATTCAGCAACAGCATCGCGCTCCGCTGTAGCTGTGTCTTTTGCAGCTGACACTTCTACTTGGAAACGCCCATGAGATCGACGTGGCTTTACAGAGCCAATGCCCGTTCTCATCGAATTTCCTGGATACATTTGCGGTGCAACTTCCAAGGCTTCATTTGTTTCATCTCGGTCGTCGTTTTCCCATCTTATTTCAACAGCCGGATACGATGCTGTGAGCTGTGCCAGCAACCGTGTCTCTAATGCTCGTCTAACTTCTAAGTGGCTCATTATCTTTTTCTCAAATGTAGCATAGCCAAGCCTTCGCCGGGTACGCCTTTTGCTTTGACAATATCCCAAACAACGCCTTTTGCTGTCACGGTATCATTGTCGTTTGGTGTGAATGTTTGGTCTTTAAGAGGGAACAGGCATTTGATATCTGTGCGCCCATTTATGCTTTCATCCTTTTCTTGCTCGGACGCGGTATAGTCCGGCAGAGATGCCAATGAAATGACATGATCAACCACTGTCTTTGCTGTGTTCGCAGACGTAGCCGGATCATAAGCTGAGTCACCTTGTTCGTGATATGTGATTTGTTCTGATAAGTCGTCTGTGATCTCGAAAGCAGTTACGACGAGACCGGCAACTAAATCTTTAAGAGCCATGTTTAACTCCTTACAATTTTGCCGAACGAACTGCCATTTGCGTTTTTGACACTTCCAAGGTCTTCAATTAACAGGAACACATCATTTGGAATGGTAATGGCGGTGTATCCTGTAGTGAACGTAATTTCGATTACATCCACGACCAATTTTTCGATGCCTGCAGAATCAAGAGGCTCGCCAAGATCACGCGCCAGAAGAAACCTTGTCAGTTCCATGATCGCGTATTGCAGTCGGATCGGGATTGTTGTATCCGTGATCAGAATATTTTCATGATCATAGGCATAAGACCGAGGCCAAGCCAGGATATATGTCTCGTTCAGTTTTGTTCCTTCGAACGCCATACGGTATTCGATATAGCGGGTAGCCCACACAAGAACTCGCTCTTTTTGATCGTCTGACAATGCATCCCAGACAAGAAAAGCATTAGCGTTCGCTTCAATATAGTCGCTGGCAGCAGCAAGCGTAACGTAGCCGTTAGCTCCCGCAACTCCTGATCCATCTTCAATTACATAACTGAATGCCATATTTTGTCCAATTCATATTTGAATCGCATTCTACCACAGAGACATGGTTAACGCTACATTTATTTGAGTTTGGAAAATGCGGTAACCCACTCGCGCGCATGCTCTGATCGAACCACATCCTCCGGTAGGAACTCAACAATGTCGGCGTCTATGTCAAACTTTTCAATAATCTTCAACACATCTTCCAGACCTGAATCATTTATATCAATTTGTGAGGGATCGCCAGTCACAACATATGTGGTGTTCTCGCCTTTTCTTGTCAAGAATAATCTCAGATCGGAAAAGGAACAATTCTGTGCTTCATCCAAGATGACGAAAGCATCCCTGAATGTGCGTCCGCGCATGTGCTCAAATGACAGGAATTCAATTTCTTTTGTCATCAGCATGCGCTGCAGCTCGTTGGTGCTGACTTCATCTTTGAACGCATCCATGAGTGGGACCAACCATGGTGCCAATTTCTGTTCCAGCTTGCCTGGGAGAAAACCCTGTGCATGCCGTGGGTCGGAAACAGTAGGTCTGGCGATGAGAATTTTGGAGGTCTGGCGTGCTTTCAATTTTTGAA